TACGTTCTAAGAACGCTGCTTGAGGATCTGATTCAATTTGATTACGAGCATCTTCTATCTTCTGGCCAGATACTTTGTGCTGTAAGTAACCGGTAGTCTTAGATATATCGGTATTAGGAATACCAAAAGACTCTTGACGTGAGTCGTCATTTAACATATCCGTGTTTTGTAGCTGTTCTTCAGGGGTTTCTTGGAAACCTTCTAAGAAGTCTGTCATGGTATATCCTATCGTAAATTAAGAGAAGCTTGGAGTAACACCAACTGCTGCACTTACAGGTGCAGGTGATTGAGTAGGTACAGCTCCTGAGATAGTAGATGCAATCGTATCAGAAGATCTAGCTACGTCGAATCCTACATTCGCTAACGCTCCTGCTGTAGCGGCAGTAGAGGCAGCTCTGTTAGCTTCTGATTGGAAGATAGCAGCTTGGTCTAAGTTCTGTGCGATCTGTTGGTTAATACCTCCGGCGAACACAGAGAACCCTACGTCACCAGCCACTACTGACTGTGTACCAGCTACGCCACCTTGAACAGCACTAGAGCTTAAGACCCCGCCAGCAGCACCTGCTGCTTGTAGTGTGCCTATTCTAGCTCGTCCAGAACGTATACGTTGTAGTTGATTTCTACGTGCAGACTCTGCCTCTCGTATCCGACGTTGTCTAGCGGCTTCACGTTGTTGTTCCTGTGCTCTCTCTTGAGCAGCAGCTTGTTTACGGCCTTGTTGTATCTGTGTAACTGTACCTACAGCTCCGAGAGCTAGCCCAGCTACAGCAATAGTAGTACTTACAGCAGCCATGTGAGTTCCTTATTCTAAAGATTTAATATACGTAGTTTCTAATTCTTTATACCCAAGTCTTTCATAGAGGTTTCTGCAGTCATTAGCAGCGGGAGATATAAGAGTCATACTCTGTACTCCCGCGTCTTTGCTTACCTTCTCAGCTAGCTTAAGCATTTTAATAACAGACATTCCAGTACCTCTATGTTCAGGTAGAATATACAAACCTAGTTCTTGTAGTATGATATGATCTTTATTAAGAAGATAATGCTCATCTTGAAGTAGACCAAGATAACCTACTAGTTGATCATTAGAGAAGAGACCTATACCTAGTAGACAACCTTCTTGCTCCATCATTAGAAGTACTTCACTGTTTACTTTTACTTCTTTAACTGTACCCGGTATGTCTTTATATAGTTCATGGTAATGCATAGTGATAAGTAGATTGATCTGATCCATGTACTCACTATACTGTATACGTCTTATATCCATACTGTCTCCTGTCTTATGTTATATTGTATAACTAGCCTTCGGCGTTTTGTTAACACGAAGTGTACCATAGTTTTTGGAATGTGTCAACCACTATGCAGTTTGGGTGAAGTCTGCACTGTAGCCAAGGATGATACAATCCTTGCCAGCTTCAGCCTCAAATATAAACTGAGTAGACTTACCAGTTCCATGGACAGTTAATCTAGAGAAGACCACTTCCTGTTGAGGTATAGTATTTCTACCGAAAGATCCTATCTTGTTATCTTGTTCAGGTAAATACATCTGCTGTTGATTTAAGATATAGTTCTTATGACTCTCAGATTGATCATACCAATCCCAACTAGCAGACAATAGCAAAGAGCTTGGCCTATCTGCCTCGCCATCTACCACTGAAGTCTCAGTTCTAGCCATATAAGTCTCTATAAAGTTAATTCTTTTCTCGGCAGATATTAACTGATCAGAGAAGTAGTAAGTATGTATAAACGCAGAAGGATCAGACCCTTTAGTTGGTTCCAGGTTTTCATAATCAGTAAAGAGTTGTGACTCTCTAAACTCACAAAAAGCTATAGCATGAGTGCCTGAGTTTAAAGTTTTAACAAAGAACTTCACACGGCTAGGTGAAGTAGAAGAACCCGGGTTCGTATAGAATCTAACGCTCTCAATGACAGGACTGGTACTGTCTTCGGTGTCTACACCTACAAGATATTTAGTCCATTTAGGATCCGTGGCATTAGCGCCTGTATCACCTACAAGCATCTTCTCACCAAAGTCTCCGTATATAAAGTATATTTTATTATCTTTTTCATCAAAATGCAAGCGGGAATTATCTTTCTCTTCTTGTGTTAATGATAAATAAAACTCTTTAATACGTCCACGTGTAATGTTATTGAACGATGTAGCACTGTCTATGTCATTGTATGTAAGTAGAATGATACCTTCGTTGGCAACAAACCCTAATGCGTTGTTAACAACTACGACACCTCTTCCGCTTAAAGCTCCTGAAGTAGAAGCTTCAGGTTGAGCCAAGTTCGTTGCTGTAAATCTACCACCTTGTGCTGATATTCTTGTTATACGTTCACTTCCTACGATGTATATAGTATCTGAGACGCGCACTAAGCGTAGTGGCTGGCCGATCTCGTTCGCAGGTACAGTACCTCCGTCAGAGTCTACAATCTCGTTCAGGATCTCAGCTGTAGGATCTTCTTCTTGGTAGCATATAGCAGAATCTTCCAAGGTATCTATGATGATACGAGAAAATAAAATATCTCCGTTAGTCATAAGGCGCCACAGTCTACCATTATGGAACAGACAATCGACAGCTCTGTGATTACGAGGCGAATCACTGACTCCGGCAATGCCAGACACTGTATTACGGTCCATCTGGTAATATGACAATATAAAGTGCCCACGAGGAGCACGTGTGTTACCGAAAGACAGCTTCTCTATCTGATCAAAGGAGAAGTCACCTGCGTTATCTTTCCCGTTCCACCATATCTCTGCATTAGAAGGGTATAGATCATCAGGCGCTGCAGGACTGCCTGTATTAAACGCTGTAATACGTTCATCAGTCCAGCCTTGATTGATCAAGTTATAGTTATGAGTATCTGATAATACATTAACAGGACGTTCATCAATAGCTAACCCATCATCTACGCCATCAAAGTCACGTATCTTAGGGGTTATATCTAAAGCTGCTATACTGTCGCCTACACTGTCGTAGGTTAATACGAAGTCATTTAACACAGGAGATACTACAAAGAAAGCATTCTTACCTGAATCTGCTCCAATACGAAACAATCCACTATCTCCTGCTGCAGCGAAGCTAGCTAGCTTAGTTTCTAAATCAAATGTAAAGGACTTCTTATTGCTATTTATAGTATCTTGATTAGTAGTCGTATCGTAGAAATGCAAAGTAGTTCCAAGTTGTACTACTGTGAAAATGATCTTACCTGTATTAGTATTAATGACCCATTCGTAGTCACCCATAACAGGAGTAGTCTCAGCCGTAGTAGCTGTTGCTGTGTATCCTGTTTCTTGGTCAATAGCGGGGCGCCTCTTCGCCCAGAACTTAGTACCTAGTTGGAAATTACTAACATCTTTCCACAACCCTTGACCGAATTTAACAGAGTTTACCTCTGTAACGAAGCCTTCAGCAGGCTCAACGAATTGAAATATAGACATATTAAATAGCCCAACTGTAATCTGTGTCGTCTTTCATGCCAGAATACTTAGAGATAATAACTTTCTTTAAAGTATCTGCTTGTCGCTCAGCTCGTGCGTTATTCTGTCGCAGTATCTCACGGCTCTGCTCAGCTATGGCTGAGTACATGATGTACTTTTCAACTTCACTAGGCACATCAAATGTAAAGCTATCTATACGATCGAATGGTTTCTCATATATAACACGCACATTAGTTTTAGTTTGTTGAATATTAGCTTCGACTGTCTGATCGTAAGAGTCGAACCACACGTTAGTGTTTTGTAGTATAACGTAGTATTCAGGATCCTTATCATTAAGGATATTAAAATCACCACCGTCTCCAGTTTGAATAGAATCTACGTTATCTAGATTAGGATCTCTCGATAACATTAAATCATTCCATTGTAGCGGCGTAAGCTCAGTCATACTACAGGATTGAAAGGTAGAGTCAGATGTTTTTACTTTGTATTTTAAATTAAGTATACGTTCTATACCTTCTTGCATAACCATAAGAGTAGGCTTTGTACTGTCACCACCTGTGTCTAACTTTAAGAATCTCTCTTTGAATACCCATTCCTTAGTTGCCAGAATCTCTTCATAGATAGTACCTATGATGTAAGATGTAGTAATAGCATGTGACTCATCCGCTATGTTATTAACGTTACCAAAGTTCTTAAGAGTGCCAAGTACTCGTTGTGTCATTTGAAGTAGAGTCATGCTCATATTTATTTACTCTTTGTTTGTTTTTTCTTAGAGACTTTAGGTTCAACAGTCTTAGCTTCTGCTTGTTTCTTTTCTTCTTTTAATTTAGTAGCGATACTGTTGGCTAAACTTTCAGCTTTAGCGCATGCTTGGGCAAGATTAAGATACCTACCTTCAGCAGCAAGATATACATCCATTAAATGTAGTTCGTACATATTACAGTTATCTTTATTATTAAACACTACTGAAACTTGGACATCATCTACTTTGTAAGTTTCCTTGATCATTACTATCTCCTTATGAAAAGTGGGGCCGAAGCCCCTCTAAGTTAAATACCGATTACATCACCTTCAACGCCTAATTGCGCAGGAACATAACGGATACGGATATAATACTTACCCGCTGTTAAGTCACTTCCAGTCTCAGTGACAGTAAGAACTGCATCATCAGCGCCGATAGTGACTGCGCCACCAACCAAGGCGCCGTCGCCTTTCTTGATACCGTTAGCAGTAAACGTATTCACTACATCGGCAGTCAATAAGCCATCAGCATCAATAACTGTTTGATCAGACTTCTTAGCAAGACCAATAGAGACAGTGTCTGTGCCAGGGGTAGTAGAATCAAATGCAGTTAAAGTACGGATGTACACATCTTCGATGTACGCTAATGCAGGGATAATAATAACTTCGTCATCGTTAGTGCGATTAGCGGGATCGTGATCATAAGAGAACACACCAGCTACGATTTCATCACCGTTAGAGTCAATACAACGACCAATTTGAGGTTTGAACTCGTCTTGGCGACCGAAACGCTCGTAGAGTCCTTGGCCATTTAAATATTCAGGAGTTGCCATAATAATATACCTTTAGTTAAAGTTAAGCAGCAGGGTTAGTAATATAAGTGCAGACCCATTTAGCACGTTTAAGTTTCATACCGAACCACATATCTGCTTGATACCTTACGATACGCTCAAGTTTCTTAGATTCAGTGTCTACGATAAACTCAGGACGACGACCCCATCCACCAATCAACGGACGTTCAGTTGACTCAGGCTCTAAGTTAAGGAAGATATTAACTTGGTCACCTGTAGCAGAAGCTCCAAGTTCAGCACTTCCGTCAATAACTTTAGGTAATACGTTAGATACAACTAACAACATACCGTTTAAGTTATAAGTAGCATTAGCGCCCGTACGCATGTTACCAGTCAACGCACCTAACTGAGTCAGTTGGTCAGCAGTTAAGTTAGCATTTTGAAGATAAGTACTAACAGCAGGGTCCACCTGGAGCTGACGTAGAGTAGCTGGAGAAATAATACCAAGTACTTGACCAGAGCTATTCAACTCTTGGAAAGTAGTTTGGAACTGTGCAATGTCAGAAAACAGTGCCTTGCGTGAACCGTCTGTAGAAACTACTTTATGTGCACGGCTAATACCTGCAGCACCTACAATACCATTAGCATCATTTAAAGTTTGACCATCATAGATACGCTTATAGCTCTCTTCCATGAAGTTATTCATAAGACGAGGAGTCATACGTGAGATAGTCTCGGCAACCATAACACCCCAGTTAGAACTGCGTAGGTCATCAAGATGAACCTCGAAGCCTAAGCCGCGTGAAGTATCAAGTTGGAAAGATAATTGCCCAGTGTCAAATCCAGTAAATTGAACAGCCTTGTCACGGGCCTTTTCTTGAACAACGAGGTCGCCCATCTGATTACGAGTAAAGGTATTACTACCTCCCATCTCAGCAGTAACATCTTCTACGATAGGTAGATCATCAACGTGAGTCATGATCATAGTCTCTACGACAGAGCTTAGTACTTCAGGTAAAGAAGCATTAGCTGGTGCAAAAATAGCAGACATAATTAAGATCCTTAGTTAACAGAGTTTTTATAATGAGCATTAGTAGCTCGAACAATTAAATCACCTAAGTCTTTAAAAGATACAGAATCTTTAGAGAACATAGGCGTGGTCACGGCTTTATAGAACTGATCATTTAATTCAGATTGAAGAGCTGAATAATCAGTAGTCGTTTCACTAGCAGTCGCAGTATTTAAACCAGAGGTCATAGTCTGGTTAGATGTTTGATTACCTCCTATTGGCTGCTTATTAAAATGAGAAGTAACGAGTGCAGGATTAACCCCAGCTTGCTGCTTAAGGTAGTCAATTGAAACACCTAGCTGTTGTGCCTTTTCAGATAAGGCTGTTTCAGCAGCTTCAGGCGAACCAAACGCACTGGTAAGAGTGGCCATAGTACTAGACAGATTAGCTTCAGCTTTCTTTGCGGTTTCCTCTTGCTTGAGGCGGTTGTATAAGCTGTTGATAATATCGTCTTGACTAAGACTATCCGTACTTCCATCGGTAGCAGACTGCGACTGCTCAGTATTAGCTGAGGTGCTAGCGCCTGCTGATTGCCCAGCAGTAGTCTGCTGAGACGAAACTTGTTGTAACAATTCCTGTGTCATATTTTGTTGTTGTTGTAGTTTTTCATTCTGAGCTTTAAGCTCTTCCTAGGCTTTGACTAATGCCTCGTTAGATGTTTCGTTAGTGTTTTCCATTTTCTTTAGCCTCTTCTTGAGTGGTGGTTAATAAATCAATAAGATCTTTGTATACGTAGAGAAGTTCTTTATTACCGTCTTCGGTGTTACAAGGATCTATAAGCTTTTCAAATTCTTTATTAAATGCTGTTTGAAGATATTCAATTATCTTCGGTACTATAATGTGATCACTCTTCAGTGCCGACATCAAGTCCTTGCTCTCTTTGTTGTGACTGCAAAGCTTCTGTAAACTGCGTGAGCTGTTCTTCTTCAGGCGTAACAACATCATCTAATCCTTGTGTACGTTCTTCTTCGAGTTCGTCTTGTGCTGCTTGTTGTAGCGAAGCTAGTTCCTTACTCTCGTGTACAGATACGTAAGGTTGTACTATATCTAACTCATCTTCACCTAAGGCAAACTGCGCGAACTCAGCTAGCTTAATAGATGATACATGAGGGGTAATCATTTGCATAACACCTGCTTGCTGTAACTGAGCTAGTATATCTAGTTGTTCATTACGTCTAGCTAGGTACTTAGATCCTTTAGCTTTAAACTTACCTCTAACAGTTAAGTCAGACTTCTTAATATCTCTAAATTCCCTAGCTTTCTCTTCATTAAGTATTTCAATTGTATCACTGTCAGAAAAGTTCTTAATGTATAACTCTACTTGGTGGTTAATTAGTTTCTCAACCAACCCTTCCTCTAATGCACGTACTCGTGAAAAGAAGTTAGTGTTTGCTGAATCCCTTTGAGCAGAGAATTGAGTAGCTGTTTGGCGTCCGGCTGTTTTAATTCCCATTAGATCTCCAGGCGCTGCGGCCATTGCTTCCATACGCCTAGCAATTTCTTCTGTTTGAATGTTTACTTCTGCTAAGTTGACAGGAGGACGTATAATATCGACACCGCTATCAGCATCAGTAAGATTATACTTACCCCCAGGAACCGTACGGTCTCCATCTACGTTGCCATTCCTATCCGTGAATCTAACGCTACCTCTTTCAACATAGTGAGGAGCAGCTAACTGATCCCACATATCTTCCATTCGGTTTTCCATGTGATCCAAACGATACTGCAAGCCATAGATCATAGCCAGAGGTCCAGGTGGTAGCAAGTTTCCTACGCCTTCATGGTATGTATGGAAGAATAGTTTCTCATTCTGCCCTAAGGGTTGATCAGTCAATACAACTGAGCGATTAAGTACAAGGATTCTACGATCAATACGGTTATCCATATTAAAATCATCATCCATCCAAGAGCCATGAAACTCTAAGACTTCGACTAAGCGTCCATCTTGAAGATCTTGACGCATCTCATGTCCATATGTTTTAAAGATCTGACGTTTGTGTTCTTCTAGCTCAGTACTATACATACCAACACTAGAGCCGCTAACCTCTTTACCTTTCAAAGTACCTTTGATCTTTTCAATATCGATACCTTGACCGTACTTACATTCTGCCACTTCCTTAATAAAGGCTCCGACAGGTACTACTGAACGCACTACTTTAACAGACTCATCGAAAGACCTGGCTTGTAAATCAAATACTATATCAAGAGGAGAGATAAGATCTATCTTTCCACCTACATACCCTTCTTGAAGCTGTCCGTCAGCTGTATGTCTTTCATCTACATAATAGGAACGTACACACAGAGAACCCATAGGAATCAAATGAGTACTAATACCTTTCTTTAACTGTATTTCAAAACCACTCTGTTCAAATTTAGTACGAGCAATAGAATCCATCAACACTTCATTAGTTCTTGCAGCGCTATCATCGTTACTTCCTACAAAGGTAAAGTAGTTTACACGAGAGAATAATGAATTAGCTATTTGAGAAGACAAAGTATCTCTAATCTGAGCTAACTTAGGAGTGGTAGTTTTATTTCTATGAGGAAGTTTGGAACCGTGACTAGTTCCTTTAGTATTGACAGCGTATATCTGTTGTATCACTGCACGAGTTAACTTAGTATATTCTCGTCTATCTTGATCCCATCGTTGCCAGAGGTTGCCGATCTCTCTTGCTAATGACTTTTCTTTAGTTAGAGAGCTAGAACTATCTATCTTAAAAGTAATTACACTAGACACTATACACCTCCGAATAAGCTCTGCTGATAACTAATAGATTCATGCGTATTGTTTCTCGTATTCTTAAATGGAGGAGTATCGTAGATACTTGGTTTAATTAGCTCTGCACCGCCTGCGGCTGAATCCTTAATGTCATCATGCTTAGGTCTTGCATGTACTAACTCATGTTCATATAAACTAATAAGCGGATGATCCTTAGGATGGTAAGCTCTCTGATTATTATAGAAAGTTTCTAGAGTTTCAATAATCCTAGCATCTTTACTTTGACGACTACTAGGTTTACCTTTGATTACTCTTAGATCTCTACCTTGATCCCATAACGCATCTTTAATAGCATTAACAATAACGTTAGCTGCGGAGACTGCTTCGATGCCTAGTGTGCTAAAATTCCATTTATCATGAAGCTCTGCGATATAATCTACATAACCTTTACGATCATCAAAGCCAATGATAATGTCTGTTTTAAATCTAAGGAAGTCTAAGAAGTATAGATTCTTTTTAGAGTCCATACCTAAAACAGTGATGGCGGTGTAGTCAGATTTCTTTGAGACGGTGTAGGCTAAGTCTGCAAAGGCTAAGACGTTTAAAACTCTTTGCTCTTTACCAACAGTAATATACCATAAGTCTTGACATCTGTCAACATCGTCCATAGAATAGTAACGTATATTCTCTTTAGACATCCTATTAGACGTTGCGTGGTTAGGTTCATTATAGTATTGAGCATAGAAGAATTGTAAGTTACTTTTATAACTAGCTTTTTTAGCAGCCAAACTTCTAACATCGTAACCTACATACTTACCTATAGCTTCTACAAATCTTTTAGGAAATAAAAACTTACCGTCTTGTTCTACTTTATTTAGAATCACATCGAAAGTTTTTTCATGCCCTATAACTTCCATAGTCTCAGGGTCTATAATCTCCATCTCTTCTTCTATTAAAGTTTTATAGAGATCATCCCCGGCATATCTAGTGCCCACTACTCGAAGTTCAGAGTTAACGCCTAACTGAGAAGCAACTCCTCGATAACACTTCATGATCTTAGCTTTTTCAATATCACTATCGTAGTTACCTTCAGTTACAATGTCATCTAATATCCCTAAGTCAAAGTGGAATCCAGTCTTAGGTCTGCGATAGGTACTAATAGTAAACGTAGGATTAGCTATTTTAAACTCTTTACGTAGAGGGTGGTCAACTTCCCACGTACCTTCACCGCTCTTACCGTTCCAAGATCTATCAAACTCACCGTTGTCTTTTTGTTTCCAAGAGAATAGATCTGGAAAGAGTATGCGGATAGTTTCGTTACCTAGTAAGTCATCACGTATAAATCTTGATGCACGTTTAGCTAGGTCGTCATCGCCAGTAATATAACAAACTGTGGTCCTCGGATCGCGTATAATGTTATAAGCTACTCCTACCGCGACCATCTCTGACTTGCCATGATCTCGAGGACTTAGATTTAATTGCTTATCTTTCCTTGTGCTGGCAGTATAAGCATAAAGCATCTTTCTATGGGCCTCTTCGAATACATAGTGGGGCAGTACTGTTTGGGCAAATACTATTATATCGTTATAACAAGCATGCGCTAGATCTTTATAAGCAGGATCCTCTGTGCATACTATTTCACTTAAGTCTACATTAGGTATCATCTGTTATCTTCCAACCATTCCTTAGTTTGTTGACGATGTATTCTGTCTAGTTGCTTACTATTGTTCTTCACTATCTCTTGCAACTTGGCCATCTGAACTTGGAGATCAGTGAGAACAGCATATTGGCGAGTGATAACCTCATAAGCTTTAGTTGTATTCTCAGCAAACTTATCGGCCACTATCTTTATTTCCTCGTCTAATGAATCTAGCCGCTCTGAGTTAGCTTGGTATTTACTCTCTATAACTTTAACTTCAGTTCTAATAAGAGCGAACTCCCACACAGCAAGTACTGTAGTTGAGCCTAGGTATACAACGAGAGTGACAATAGCAGGCCAGTTCGTCATTATTAACTCTCTTTATTTTTTAACGCCAAACTTATAGATTTAAGATGTTGAGCTGTTGCTGACTTCTGTGGCTTAGAAGATTCAGTTTTAGGTTGCGTTTTCTTAGGACGTCCTACTGTATTCTTACCTTCTATAATACTTCTGTATTCTTTAATGGCTTGGACATTAGGATCAGAGCCAATAACTTCACCTTCTTTATCATACTGATACTTATTAAAGCCTTCTTTGAGAGTAGACAACATCTCCGTGTACTCTTTAGCTACACGCTCTTCTTGCCAGAGATCATAATGCTTTTTAAAGAGGGGCCACTCAAGAAGCTTTTTAAAGTGTTGAAAGCTTCCTAGTA